CAGGGCCTCAAAGGCGCATGCTTCGGAAACACTTCTTAACCTCGTTTCACTGTACAGTGAATGGTTTTCGAAAAGCTTTCGAAGAGTTGCTTTTGTGCAGCAAAGGTACTATCATGATATTCATACGAATATGGAGAAGTATCGATACTTGCTTACAACTTGGACTGGATGACTTCAGTATTGATGTCAAACAGTTCTGGTGCAAATGGTGGGTTAGGGTTGCGAATTCGGTTTCCCGAAATGGCTCCTACCACCATGCAGCAAAGGACTGGAAGAAATTCCAGAAATTCCTTTACCTCAAGCATGGAGGGTCTATCCAACCTGCTCCCGTATGGGACCATGGATGGCCCCCGCTACCGCCAGGAACCTGGCTAGTAAGTGGGGATAAACTCTCTGAGCTCAACGTTGGTAAGTGGTCTTGGCTCATCTCTGGCCGTGGTCTACCGCATGGTGACCATATAACCATTGATGAGGCTATCGGCAAGCACACTCGTGCTACCTGCCAACAAGAACCTTCAACTGAAGAGGAATTGGTGGACCTAACGGCTGTCTCGATCGAGGCTGCCGAAGAGGTCGCTGGATATGTGCCTCCAGATTTCTGGAGTCACACAACCGGGCACATCTCTATTAGTGCGTCCGCATGTCTAGAGAGTTCTCGTACTGAAGGGGGAAGGAGGGCGTACGTCCTCAAAACCCTGGACGAGTGGCTTAGTGAGGTCCCAGTTCGGGACGTTACTGTGGAGCTTCCCACAGGGGAAGCTTACCATGAAGTAGCGGGTAAAACTCGCAGAGAGACGGTAAAACCACCGGGTATGGACTCTAGGAGTATTCCTAAAGACGCACCCAAGATTTCGACCGGCTTGTTAACAGAGGATTTCCCTCAGAATGAACAAGAACGTGTCGCTTTCCAATTGTTCTCCTGGTCCTTCTCAGTCTTACGACATGAAGGATACCTCGATCGCTTTGGTTACCCGACCGGGAAACCGATGCCTGTCGAAAGGAAGGCAATAGGCGAACCTGGTCTTAAGACCAGAGTCGTCACAAAGTCGATGGCAGCTTTTGTGACCTACGGTCAACCTGCTGCACACTTTGTCAACGGTGCTCTCTGGCATGACCCGAGTCTTCGGGCAGGCCTCAGAGCCGGTTCACAGGGTTTCGAGTGGCTCAAACAATTTGAGCCGGGTCAGATGACCCCCAAATACCTAATGGTAGGGGACTTCGAAACTTCTACTGATTTTGTCAAGCATGAGAACGCCAACATTATGATGGATTCTCTGTTTGATGGACTGAAGATCCAATCACGTTACGTGAGAGGATACTTCCAACTGTTGCTGTCTTCAAGATCTTTTAAGGATTTAGAAGATCAAGGATTAAACACGGTAACCACGGCTGGATCCCTTATGGGAGAGCCAGGTACCAAGGCGGTTTTGACATTTGCTGCCAAGGTAGCGAATGTCTATGCAAGACCAAGTCGGACGACATGGTTTGCAACTGCTGGCGACGATCAAATCGACGCCGACGACGACCCAAGAGAGCTATTGGCGTACGCCGAAGCTTCTCGGATCACGTCGATGATTCCATCGACTGATAAGTGGGCAGTAATGTCTAGAGCAGTAGTCTACTGTCAAGACGTATTACTTGCAAATCATCCTTCGGATAGTGCCAAAATTGACATACCGAAGCTACGATTGGCCTCTCCTGAGCAAAAGCAAAGGATGGGTGATGAAGATACGAATCCGGCTTTCGGGAAATCCCGAGAGATCAGAAATGTATCGAGGTGGATGAACTCCGAAACGGACAACACCATTCTTGCTATATTCCTGAGTCGATTCTTACGCAATATGGTTCAGTACATAGAATTCCGTCCGGAACTTTACGTACATCCTGAGTGGGGAGGCTTAGGCCTTCCTCTCGTGGATACAGAACTATATTGGGACAAGCTTCCGAAATGGAAGCGATCCTTAATCCTTGAACGCGAGGATGGAAACCATACCGCTGACGCAGTTCTGCGTCAATGGGGTCAGGTTAGCATCCTAGAACGCGGACAGGACATCGGGGGGGAGCTCGAGGCCGAAATGGCCTACATTGATCTCTTTTCCTATGTGCCAACAGTCTCTACCGATCAGCTTAGAGAGCAGTTTCCGGAAGGAACCAGCTTCTCTACGCTGCGGGCCCTTTCCAAACGGGAAGGATACCTCTCTACCAGCGAGGCCGCTAGGCTAGTGGTCAAGTCACAAAGCTACCAAAGTTTCTGGAAATCAGAAACTAGGGTAACCCGCGGCTTTCGTACC